CGCGGAAGAGGATGCGGCCGGGCTTTCGCGCGCCTACCTCATGCGCTATCAGGCCGAAGACCTGATCAACTGGAGCCGAGACGAACGGGGCGAGTACGAATGGGTGGTGCTCAAACAATTCGCGCGACGACAGTTAAGCGTGGAATCGCCCGATGTCGTTGAAGAGACTTACTGGTATTACTATGACCGGTCAGAGTACCGGACGTATCGGCGGATCGAAGGTGGCGAGAAGCCCTCGCCGATCCACTTGATCGCTCAGGGAACGCATGGCCTCGTGCGGCAACAGAAAGTTCCGTTATTTGACCTTCAGGTGAGTGATGGATTATGGCTGCTGAATAAAGCGGCCCACCTGCAGCTAGAGCATTTCAATAAATCGAACGCGCTGGGGTGGGCGATCACGATGGGGCTATTCGCCATGCCGGTCATTTACTCAGACCGGGAATGGAACCAAATCGTTGGAGAGAGCTATTACATCCAGCTTGGGCCGTCCGACAAGTTTGGATGGACTGAGCCAGACGGAAAGGTCTATCAAATTGCCGCGGAGAACCTGGAAACACTCAAAGAGGAAATTTACCGTGTTTGTTATTTGTCACAGGCATCCGGCGAATTGACGAGCGGGCATGCGCAGTCGGCTCTGAGCAAGCAGTTGGAATTTACGATTACACAGGAAGTGCTGCGGGCCTACGGAACCGTCGTAAAGGACTGTATACGAGGCTTGCTCACGGCGATCAGCACGGCTCGCGAGGACGGCGTTTCGATAGGCCTGTCGGGGCTCGATGAGGTGGATATCACCGACTTTGAAACGGAGTTGCAAGATGCAACCAGTCTTCTGCGACTTGGTATCGATTCGCCGACTTTAAAGCGGCAGATGTTTCAGCGGTTGGCAATGAAGTATCTGAGCGAGGCGCGGCAGGAGATAAAAGATCAAATCGGGCGCGAAATAGACGCGCAGTTTGTCAATTAGGAGACGAGAGGATTCATGTCAGATCAAACGGATGTGAAGAGCGAAGTCAATCCAGCAGAAAAAGAAGTGCCGGCCGGGGTGAATATTCGCGAGGTCGTTCGCCAGTCGATCGAAGAATTTCTTCGCGCCGAGCAGCAAAAGGCGGAACCGGCTTATAAGGCGGAGCTCGAAGACGAGCGCAAACGCAGAGAAAGCCTGGAAACCCGGTTGAACCATCTGGTAGAAGAAAATCGAAAGGCACGCGCGCTGGCAGAAGAAGCGGAACGAGCTTCTCAGATACGCGGCGAGCTGCAACGCCTTGGGGTTGCGAACGTCGAACTCGCGTTTAGAGCAGTAAAAGACGACATTGTCCGGGCGGATGGCGGTCATCTGCAGGGCAGGGGGCCAGAGGGAAAACCGCTGCGCGAGTACTTGGCCGGTTTTGTCCAGGAGAACCCGGAGCTTCTTCCTGCAAGAATCGCTGGCGGCAGCGGAGCGCAGTCTCCATCAAGAAAGTCTGCACCGGCGACCCCCGGTTTAGAACTCGACAAAATCAAGCCGGGAATGAGCAAAGAAGACCTCGAGCAAGTGCGTCAGGAAATATCACGTCTCACTTCGCAGGCGTTGCGCGGAGTCTAGCAGCACCGCTATCTGACGTGTAAGTCATCCACAGAAGGAAGTGGGTATCGGGCGACAGAAGCTATGTCGCGACATTACTTAGGAGGATTATGGGAATTATCACATCTGCCAACCTGGCTAATGCGATCGTCAAGCTAGTCGCTGCCGACGCATTGCCGGCACTCATGGGCAATCTGGTCATGGGCAATTTGGTGAATCGCGATTACGAGCCGGTACTGGCGCATGCCGGAGATACGGTAAACGTTCCGATTCCGCCAGTGCTTGTGGCGAATAACATTGCGGAAGGCGGTACGGTAACGCCGCAGAATCCGAATCTGGGCAATGCTCAGATCGTTTTGAACACTCACGCCGAGGCGACGTTCCAAATTCCGGACGTTACGAAGGCGCTTGCGTTTCCCGAGCTGCTGAAAGCTTATATGCAGCCGGCAGTGATTGCGATTGCAGAACGCGTGGAACGCGATCTATTGAATCTTTACGGCCAGTTCACCGCCAATGCGGCGGTTGGTACGGCCGGAACCCCGATTACGGAAGCGACGATCGATGCGGCGGAAACGGCGATGTTCTCCGCCATGGTTCCGCCGAGCGCTGCGAAGTATCTCGTCGTCGATTCCAACGGATATTCGGCGATTCGCCAGATCCCCCGATTCAGCGAATACTATTCTGCTGGAGAAGCCGGTCTGAAGGCCCTGGTGGAAGGAAACGTCGGAAAGATGAAAGACTTCTTTATCTTCCGTTCGCAGTTCGTCCCCGTGACGGGCACTCTTTCGCCGAATACTCACAACCTGGCATTCACTCGCGATGCGATCGGGTTGGTCATTCGACGTCTCCCTCAACCCCTACCCGGCACGGGTGCGGTTGCCGAGTACGCCGAAATGGGCAATTTCGGTATTCGCGTGGTAATGAGCTATCAACCGAACACGCTGTCGCAGCAGTTCACGGTTGATGTCCTCTATGGCTGTGGCGTGCTGCGCAACAACTTCGCAGTACAAGTCAACAGCTAAGCATTCCGGCACTTCGAAGTTAGGCAAGGGAGCTGGTTCGAACGGCTCCCTTTTTTCTTTTGAAAGAAAGGCACCTTGTGGACGTGAAACAGTATTACCGCAAAATGCGGGAAATCGAGAACACGCTGACGGAAAAAGACGTTTTAGTTATGAGTCTGGAAACGCCCGACGGTGGCAAGGCCGGCGTTTTGTCGGAGGTTTCGCGCGAAGTAGCCGCGAAGCTTATGGTGGAAGGCCGCGCGGTGTTGGCAACCGCCGAAGAGAAACAAGCCTATGTAGACGATCAGGCGAATGCCAGGAAACTCGCGCACAAGGCAGAATTGGCCCGTCGGCTTCAGGTGGCAATCATAGCGGATTCTGACTTTGAGAATATTGCCGGGAGACAACCGAACGGCGATCTCGAGAGGCAAAAGTAGGCGGCCGTGGCGCTCTTCACTGACGCGGACGTCGTCACGCTCGACGATCTGCTGCAATTTGAAAGCTCGCTCGCACAGATCTCTTCCACGCATAACATCGACGTAACCACGAAAATCAATTTGGCAACGGCTGCGATCGGAGATCGAATACTTCTTTGGCTGCTGCAGGTCCGCGCTTCCGATCCTCAGTGGTTAAATCGGCGCCTGCTTGGACTTTCGACGGTGGTCGTTACGCCGACACTGAAGCGTTGGTTGTGCTTCGATTCGTTATCGCGTTTTTTCGCCGAAGCGTACAACGTTCAGCTCAACACGCGGTTTCAGGCGAAGTGGACCGAATATCAGCAGCAGGCCAGCGAAGCGGCGGACATGGTCTTCATGTCGGGCCTTGGGATCGTTTATCATCCGCTTCCGCAGCCGGCACTGCCGGTAGTAACGGTGGGCATTGGGACGCTTTTTCCACAGGCATTTTTCGTCCAGACCGCTTGGGTGGATAAGTTCGGCAATGAAAGCGCCCCGAGCCCGGTTAACGGAATTGTTCTCCAGGAGCCTTCCAATGTGTCGGTAGCGATCGCGCAGGCGAATATCGTGCCACCAAGTTTTGCCGTGGGTTGGAATGTTTACGCAAGCGCGAGCGCCAGTGGTTTGACTTGTCAGAATAACGTGCCGCTCCCTGTGAATTCGGCGTGGCAATTTTCAAATGCCAGTTTGGTGGCGGGTTCTGCGCCCCTCGGTGGGCAAGCTCCTGACTACTACGTGATCTTGTCCCGGGAGATTCAACGAGGGTAAATATGTTACCGCTGACCATACTTGCAGCTCAGAAACTCTCGAATCTGCTGACGATTCGTGATACCTTACAGCAACAAATTGCGGAGTTGGCGGCTGCCTGTAACCTCAATATTCCGACTATTGCTTCCACGCAAATCGTATTAAGTTCCGCAAGCCCGGATATCAGTGATAAGAGTATTCAGCTAACCTATCCGCGAGTTTGTCTGTACAGCGAGGCCGCAAAAAATCTTCAGACTGAAAAATTCAGAAGTCTTTCCGGAACGATTGCGGTGATCGCCGAAGTGTGGGCGAGCGCCAACCTGGTTACGGATTCCGATCAGTGGATCCACTTTTACGTGGAGGCGCTCACGGACGTCCTGCGGCAGAATATCGGCGATTGGGGCGACGGGTTCTTTTTTTCCGGAATTTACGATGTGCAATTCCAGGCACCCAAGGCCGGGGGGCTTGGGTTTGTGCAATCGGCGAAAGTGACATGCAACTTGAACGTGAGCCTTAATTAGAATCCGTATGCCAAGCTATATCTCCTCAAACGCAAATCGCTTTTACGGGGCAGTGGAATCCGCTTATGCACACGCGGCGCCAGTCACCGCAGCAAACCA